GCAGATTACCCCCTGGATCTGATTTCAGGCGTTGGGTGTGGATCACTATTGCACCGTTCGTGACACACAATGCCTACCCTCAGACGTGCGCGCAGGATAAATGCCGTTATGACCCGGCAAAATATATGCTACCCATTCATCTTGCGTTGCCTGTTCCGCCGCCTCGCGCAGTGCCTGATAGTCAATCTTGCTCACTGGCAGCCTCCTTTGCCGGGATTTCTAACTTTTGAGTGGTTGTATCAAATTCAAACAACTTAACCACGTCATCAAACAGGACATAATCACCATCAGGATCTTCAGTCATATCTGCGCCACAATCCTGACCGCACGAGTCGCAACCATCCATATCAAGCTCGTATCGCTTCAGGTTTGCGATATTTGATAAATTCAGCGCCAGTACAGCCAGGTCATAAACCTCTTCGGCAGTGACATCGCTGTTCAGTCCCATTTCATGGCGATATATGATTTTTTCTACTCGTTGTTTTGTGATCGTCATTTTTCTCTTCACTCCGATATACAAGGATTACTACACCCCCTCTGCTGATTGCGCGAGCTGGATCCCCTGGTTCCATGCCGTCAATTCCGAAGGCTTCGGAAAACGCATTCATTGCCTTCTGGCGTTCATCCTGCTTACGGCGTTTATTCCATTTTTTCAGGAACAACAGCGACAGCCACCGTCCGCTGCAGAACACGATGTAAAAATAACCAAGGAGCGCCAGGCCGACATTCAGGGCCGTTTCTATGGTTAGTTGTGAGTCAGTTGCCATTTCTTACCTGTTTAAGTAACTGGTTGAACATAACACTTAGGGGATTGCTGTATCCAAACGGCAGATTGTTTACGCAGTACAGAATCATTTTGTTTTTTTCTCCAGTTCGTACTATTAACCCATTCCACAATAACCGTGATAATTCATTACTGATAGAAGTTGCGCTTCTTCCAAGTGCGAGGGATATATCTTCTCTACTGCAATCTGGATTTTCCTGGATATACTCGATAACGGTCATGTGGTCCCTTTTACTTAATATCTGTTTCGGATTGCATGCCATGAGTATTCATTTCGTTAATAATTTCATCCAGAAGGATTTCAAGCCCTTCTCGACCCATATCTGAAAGAATGAAACCTTTATCAGGGGAAGTAGTGAGCATTTTCTGATAAAGAAACAGCGCTCTTCCCATTCCTTCAGCTTCGCCGTATTTTTGAATTAAATTCCATTCAATATACTGTTGTAAGGCAAATCGAATGGGGCCGGGATATATCGTCATAAACCCATACATCCCGTTATATACCACGGCGTGTTCAGTTGTTCCGTGTTCATTCAGGATATCAATTGTGCCGTTCTTGTCTTCTTCTTCGTTGATGAATGTCGTCACATACAACCATCGCCACTGAGCAACCTTCATCTCAACCGGAAGTTTACCCAGTAATCCTGCTTCGTCGGCTTGCGCCAGACACTGAAGGATACGTAAACCTCGCACATTAGGAGTATCGAATTCTCCGGCATCCAGACGACGTATGGCGTCGTGATAATCAATCGTCATACTGCCAGTTCGTATACCATGGGCTGTTGCTTCAGCTTGGAATTCATCGTATTGCATGATATTTATTCCTCATCTTCATCTTCATCTTCATCTGCTGGTGCAATAACGTCATATCCTGCCTTTTCTGCAATAAACAGGAATGTTGAAAGAGTTCCTACAAGTTCATCGTCATGAACATGGCGAATGAATATTACTTTCCCGTTTTTGATGGTCAGCAATATTCTGGTTTGTTCGTGTTCTGCTGTTTTCTGATGCATTATTATCTCCCGTATGCTTTACGCAGAAATAAGCAGGCAATATGCATGTAATTTTCACCGTATTGTGCAATAAGGCAGGCGGTCTTGTGTGATGCCATATTCTTTATAAAAGTCACAATAAAGCCTCCTGTGGATTAAGGTTGTAACAATCCCCGGCGATAAAACCGCAATAAACGTTCAGGGCATATTTGTTGTTATTGCGCTAATTCTTTTTCGGCAGCAGCTTTTGTATACTCACATGCAAAACTCAGAATTTCGCTGCCGAGTGTTTTCGTTTCGTGATTACTGGACATATGTAATACCTGTGTTGCATGCAATAAATGATAAACATTTACCGCAAATGAATCAGGCTCCAGACAAATGCCTTCGTAATTATCTTGCTGTGAGGTTGTTTCTGTCATTGCTCCTGAAGTGCATGCGAGCCTGTTTTTGACAATTCTCTTTTCTCTAATCACTATATCGGCAACATCCATTGCCTTTACAACCTCCGGGAGAAGTTCCGGGTTTGTATAATCAAAGTCATCAACATGGAGAACAGTTATGTTTTCGAACTTTTTCATGGCTTCCTCAGCTGACTTATATGTTCTGCTATATAGCGAGTCTCAGAAGTGTTTTCATATTGAGACTGTTTCCGCAATGATTGATAAAAATGTTCGCATGTACCTTGAAGGGCGAAGCGGCGATTATGTCACCATTGGTATTGGTTCTTCCGCAGAAGAGCTTCGCGAGATAAGGGGCAAACTTGTTGAGATGCGTCATGGTGTTGCTGCTCCTCACTTTTTGGTTGCTCCGGAGGAGTAACCTCACCAGTTAACAGGCACATCGGATCGCAGCCAAGAATATTTGCCAGTGGGATAAGCATACTGATAGTTGGTTCATACTCTCCGCTCTCCCACTGGATGATAATTTCTTCATCGAGATCGAGCAGCCTGGCGAGTTCGGCGGTTGTTAAGCCGCAGGCTTCGCGTTGGGTGCGAAGACGGTTGTTGATTGCAGAATTTTTGTTCTGTAAAAGCATTGCTGACGATAGCTTTCTGGATATGCTATTTGTCATATCCCATGCCAGTCCTGCGCATGACTCTATATCGCTAGAGAGCGTAGCATCAGGTGTTGCTTTTGCTATTAGTGTAATGAGGCTGCCGAGGTTTTTCAGTTCTTCGAGACAGTCAAGAGTTGTAGCTTTATTGATCATGGGATGATACCTCAGTTACGAACTTTGTTTTATGGTAACTAAGGTATCAAGGTGTGGCAAGTGATTTTTGATACTTTGGTTTCTTTTTGTGTTTTGTGTCTGGTCAGAAAATATCCCACCTGGCATCAACCACAACACCTACTATTTCGCAATCATTGTCCATTTCTATGATTGGATATTGTGGATTAAGGGGCTTTAGAAACGCCTTTCCCATGTCAGAAATATATTTTTTGAATGTTGCTTCATTGGTAGATTTTTTTCTGGCGATGACGTAACACCCTGAAAAAACTTCTTTATCTGGGTTGACAAGGATCGACATTCCTTCAGGAAATGTTATTCCTACGGGCGAAGTCATTGAGTCTCCGTGCACTTCCAGCCAGAACCCCCTCTCACCAGCGTATTTTACAGAATGCCTCCAATTATCCTGATCATACATGTTGTAGTCATCACCAGAAGTTGCGAATAATCCTGCCTGAACCCAGTTAATTACAGGGTAAGAGTGTGCTGTGTCTCTCTGTGGGCAGCTCTTAACATTATTTTCCCAATGCTTATCTTTTTCATCTCCGTTCTGAAGCCACTGCGGTGAACACCGCAGTGCAGCTGCAACTTTAAAAAGGGTGTCACCGTTGAAACTTTTTGTAAGGCCTTGCTCGGCTTTACTGATTGCAACTCTGGTGATCCCAGCTTTTTTAGCCAACGCATCTTGTGTTAACCCAGCTTTTTGCCGTGCGTTGATGAGACGTTCACCTAAAGACTTCATTTTTCTTCTCCTCTCATGGCTGTTGATACTAAAGTAACAGAATTTCTTGATACTTTGGATTCCTGTGGTTAACATCGTTGAATAACAAAGTATCTGGTGTGAGACTAAAGAATGACCCTTTATGAAATATTAAAAATTCAATTTAAAACCAATGCCGCTATTGGTCGCAGGTTCCCAAAGAAAGGAAGGCCTCGTGGCAGTCAAGGTGTTGGAAAGTGGAAAACGCGAGGTGTTCCGGAGGATGTTGCCATTCTTTGTCATCTGGATCCGAGCATTCCATATACACACCCAAGTCTAGCGAATACAGAAGATGACAAGCCCACAGGAGACCAACAATGAACACCGCAATTTTTAACGGCAAAGCATCCATGACCAGCGTTGAGATCGCAGAGCTGGTGGGAAGCCGACCAGATAGTGTTAAGAGAACTATTGAAACACTGGCTAAAAAGGGAATCATCCAATTTCCACAGACTGTGGAAATTGAGAATAAACAATCACTTGGGCCTCGCCGATTTTCTAGCGCGTATGTATTCGAAGGTGAACGAGGTAAGCGCGACAGCATCATTGTCGTCGCACAGCTCTGTCCTGAATTCACTGCTCGCCTGGTAGATCGCTGGCGCGAACTGGAAGAACAGATCCGTAAGCCAATGAGCGAAATCGAAATGGTTGCCGCGATGGCTCTTGAAGCCGTTCGCCAACAGAAACGGATCACTCAGGTGGAAGAAAAAGTCAGCCACGTTGCTGAAACAGTCGAGCAAATTAAAAAGGGCACTATTCGTGAGGGCTATGCCGGATATCGCCAACTGAAAGCAAAAACCGGTTTGTCAGATGATAAATGCCGCAATCTGGTGAACGCCTATCAAATTCCTACAGACACCCATGAGTTCATGACGCCGGACGGATTGTTGTCACGTCGCGCAATTGTTGCTGTGGAACCGTTTATGGCTGCTTTTTATCGGGTTATGGAGGAAGCAGAACCGCGAGGGACTCGCTGGTATCACCCGAAAATGGGGTTATTTCAGGTTATTGGTTGGCAGCGGTGAAAAAAAGCCGGGAGTAACCCGGCTCACTCAACATCAATAACGGGGAGCTGTTTCGCATAAAACGGCTCCGAAACATCCAAGAACAGTTCTAAAGATATCAGCAGCTATATGATCATTTCAAGACCAAATATTGATTCTGCAATTCCGGGACGTTACACTGCTCAGGCACCTTATAAAGCGGGTGCCGGGCGTGGAAACCCGAAATTCAATATAGAGCACAACCGCGCTCATGCGGTTTTTTCGTGTCATGAGCATCGTTACGCCCAAATTATGGTGGGGCGTGCAGGGCCAACTTCGGTTGGGCCGGGTTCTATGTTGACCGGTATTTCCACCCCTGTACGTCTCACCACCTATATGGTCGTGGAAAGCCTTGGTGGTGAGTTCATTGAATTCAACATAGGGGCTGTCACCATGACTACTCTCCCAACCCAATCTCACCCTGAAATCACGATTATCAATGGTCGCGTTGTCACCACATCTCTTGCAGTAGCTAATTACTTTACTAAACGGCATGAGCGGGTTTTAGATAGAATTAGAAACCTCGAATGTTCCGCTGAATTTACTGAACACAATTTTGTGTTAAGTGAATACACCGACGCATCAGGCCGCAAACTACCTTGCTATCAAATCACCCGCGATGGCTTCGCGTTCCTTGCCATGGGCTTCACTGGTAAACGTGCTGCCCGGTTCAAAGAGGCATACATCAACGCCTTTAACCTGATGGAGAAGAGTTTATCAGGTGCCGATACGTCTGATATGTCAGCTGTCGCACGAAACGCCAGAGGCGTATACCTGCATTTGCGTGAAATCCATCAAATCTGGACAAGCCAGCTTTATCCAATGCTTAAGGCCGTTGAATCTCCGCTGGCTAGCAAACTGTACGACCGTGTTGGTGATGCTGTTTTTGGCGCTGCACTTGTTGATTCCAGGCTGAATGGTTCTGACAAGGAGGTTCGCCCATGATTAGTTACGAAATCATCATCTCCACTACGGAATACAGAAACGATGTATCAGTTCGCACGGATGTATCTGTCTGGCACCGTCGCTATAAATCCAGAAAAACAGCGGAACTGAAAGCGGCAGAGATGTGTGAAACCATCTCAATGAAAGGTAGCCCGGTTAAATACGTAACTACGGTGGAGGTGCGTCCATGATCCGCCACATCGTTAATTCCCTGTATCACCGATACAACCGTTGCCCCCGTGTGGGGCAGTGGTTCGCCACCAGCAACGGTCACGTTCTGCGGGTTTGCCTAGTCAACGCTGAAAGCCAGAAAGTCGTGTGCGAACTACAGGGGCGTAGCTACACCATCAGTTACCCTCTGGCGGTATTTCTGTCTGGAAAAATGTTTAAGCGTCTGGGAGGTGTGGCGTGAACTGTTTTCAGTTTGTGTGCGGATGTGCTTTCGATAACCCGATTCAGCGCCTGATTATGTTGCGTGTTTTGATGTCGGGTTCTTCAGACGGTGAAGGCGAGAGAGTTATTGATCATCAGGTGCTTGCTGATTTCTGCTGTTGTTCTAAGCAAGCGATATTCAGGGAAACCCTGGCACTGGAAAGAGCTGGTTATCTTCATATCCGAAAAATTGCAACGCTTACTATTGATGCAAAAGCCAGACTACAACCTGCGCGTGGCTACACAATTCTCATGCCGCGGAAGGAGGTTGTATGAGCCGTTACGCCCCCACACCGGAAGTTATGGCTATTGGTCAAATTAATATTTCCGGCAATGTTACACCTGCGAACTGGTGGAAATATATTCGACTACCCAGTGGGCGTCCGGATGCGACGGCTATCGCTCTGCTTTCAGAGATCGTTTACTGGTACCGCCCGACAGAGGTCAGGGATGAGCACACCGGAGCGTTGCTGGGATATCGCAAGCGTTTTCAGGGCGACAAACTGCAAAGAAGCTACCAGGCGTTTGCTGAGCAGTTTGGTTTCGGGAAAAGGGAAACCGCAGATGCGCTGAAGCGTCTGCGCGATGCAGGGTTTATTACTCTGGATTTACGCACGGTGGAAATGCTCGATGGGGTGAAATGCAGCAATATTTTGTTTGTCGGGATCAACCCACAGGCAATTGCGGCCATCACCACACCTTCTTCTGTTTCGCCAGAAAGTAACAGCAATAATGCAATCAGCGATACAGCTATTACGTTAAAACGGAACACCCCCCGACGTCATAACGGAACAGGGGATACGCCGAATGTTGATACAAATACAGAGATTACTACAGAGATTACAACGGAGACTAAAAACACTATTGATGCATCCGCTGACGCGTCTGCGCCAGCGCGTTCTGCCCGACAGGAATATTCACCGGAATTTGAACAGGCCTGGCAGGAATATCCCAAACGTGCTGGTGGCAATTCCAAGTCAGCAGCCTTCAAAGCCTGGAAAGCCCGTATCAGGGAGGGAATAAAACCGGAGACCATGCTTGATGGCGTGAAGCGGTATGCCGCCTGGGTACGTGCTACAGGAAATATCGGCACACAGTTCGTGAAGCAGGCTGCGACGTTCTTTGGACCCGATCGTCACTTCGAAGATTACTGGCAACAGCCAGCCGCTCACGGAGGTGGGCGACAGCGACAGGTCGATGTCCTGGCTGGCCTGGGAGCCATGTCTGACAAATTCGGTAAATCCAGTAACAAATTGACATTCTGAGGTGACAGCGATGATGACGATTGACCAACGTGAGAAACAAACAAGACTACAGGCGCGAATGGATGAGTTACGGGCAGAAATGGATGAGTTACGGGCAGAGATTGCATTTGCTCAGAAGGGCGAAAAGCCATGGCCTTATCGTTCCTGCCTGATGCGTGAAGGTCGCGGATATTGCGAAAAACACGGTAAATATCGTACGCATATACTGGTGTGGATCGATCGTAATGGCGAGGACAGAGAAAAAATTTCATGCTGCCCTGACTGCTTGATCGCTGAGGCCAGTGATTTGACCATGGAACTGTCGTCCCTCAAGGCGGAAGAACTGACTGATAACGCCGGAATTGCTCTGCGTTTTCGGGACTGCGAGTTTGATAATTATCTGGAGGTTAATCCTGACGCAGCCAGAAATCTTGCGGCCTGTCGCCGCTATGCGGAGAACTGGCCAGATATGCTGGAGAACGGTACCAGTCTTGTTATGACCGGCAGTTGCGGTACCGGGAAAAATCATCTGGCGGTATCAATGGCAAAACACATCATCCGTAACTATCTGGCCAGTGTGGAGATCACCGACGTGATGCGCCTTACCCGGGCTGTGAAAAACTGCTGGCGGAATGACAGTGAAAAAACAGCGGATGACGTCATTGAGCATTATGCGTCACTGGATTTGCTGATTGTCGACGAAGTCGGCGTTCAGTTTGGCAGTGCGGCTGAAATGGCCATTTTGCAGGAAATTATCAATGCCCGGTATGAGGGTATTTTGCCAACTATCCTGATCAGCAACCTTTCACCGGAAGAATTGTGGGCGTTCATCAGTCCCCGGATTGCCGACAGGATCACCGATGGCGGGCGCAACTGGTTGTCGTTTAACTGGCCCAGCTACCGTTCTCGTATCGGAGGTGTTGCCGCATGACCAGCCAGAACACCCCGGCATGGCGTAACGATGACCTGGAAGGCGCTGTCATCGGTGCGTTTTTTCTGCGTGGGGCCGATCCGGAAGTGATGGATATTCTGGCCACACTTCCGGCGGATGTATTTTTTGTGCGTCAGTACCGGGATATTTACGCGGGGATTTGCAGACAGGCTCGCATATTCGGCGTCATTGACCCCGTACTGCTGTGCAATGAGATGCCGGAACTTGCCCCGGTGATTACCGACACCGGACGCAAAACCTGGGTGAAGTCTTCACTGGAGCACTATGTCGCAGCGTTGCGGCGCAATGCCGCACTGCGCGATGCAGAAAAAACACTGACTGAAGCATTACAGAATTTACGTGATGCGTATACCTGTGAAGCAGCCGAGGATGCCCTGAAGGATGCGCAGAACATGATGGCCTCACTGTCGACCGGAAAGGGCGTCATTCAGCCGGTTCACATTGATGATGTCCTTCCGGAAGTGGTCGACCGTGTTGAATGCCGCAATCAGGGACTGGAGAAATCCAGGGCGCTGATGACCGGTATTGATGAACTGGACGCAAAAACGGGCGGTATGGAGCCCGGAGACCTGGTATTCATTGCCGCCCGTCCTTCGATGGGGAAAACCGAACTTGCGCTGGACATCATCGACAAGGTGACTGAGCAGGGGCATGGCGTGCTTCTGTTCACCATGGAGATGGCGAACATCCAGATTGGTGAACGTATGGTGTCTGCTGCCGGTGGAATGCCGGTATCCCGTCTTAAGTCTGTTGCCCGTTTTGAAGATGAAGACTGGGCGCGTTTCTCGCAGGGCGTGGGACGAATGACGGGGCGTAATATCTGGATGGTGGACCAGGCAAACCTGACCATTGATGAGATATGTGCAACCACGAAGCACCACCGGATGAAACACCCGGAAACGGCGCTGGTTGTGGTCGATTACCTCGGCCTGATTAAAACCCGCAGCACGGGGCGTCACGACCTTGCTGTGGGGGAAATCTCAAAGGGACTTAAAAGCCTGGCAAAATCCGGCGGTTTTCCGCTGATTGCTCTGAGCCAGCTCTCCCGCGGCGTGGAATCCAGACCCAATAAACGCCCAATGAACTCGGACCTGAAAAACTCCGGGGAAATCGAGGCGGATGCCGACATCATTCTGATGCTTTACAGGGATGAGGTATACAACCCGGAAACTCAGGCCAGAGGCATAGCAGAAATCAACATCACGAAACAGCGTAATGGCACGCTCGGGACCATTTACCGGCGTTTTCATAACGGACATTTTCTGCCTGTGGACCAGGAGAGTGCCCGGGTTCTTTCCACACCCATGACGCCGGGCAATCCGCGCAGATACAGCAATAACCGCATGTCGGGCAGTAAAACGGAGCGTTTATTTTGAACAACAGAGCAATCACTGTTTCACCGGAACAACTTCGTCGGCAGGCGCAGGAGATGCTTCGTTGTGCTGAACAGATGGAAAAAACGAGCGTGGCAAAGGATACGCTCCGCAAGCAGCTTACTCCGGCGCTGCGTGATCTGCTGCTGGCAAAACACCGCACACAAAAGGCGGTGGATGAGCTGGTGGATTGCGTGGCGGAACTGGAAGGCCAGGTAAGCCAGTTTGAAATACTGGTGAAGGAGTTTACTGCGTGATGGCTGAATTTTTTCTTCTGCGTTCATGCAATACCGTTCGCTGAGGTGACCGTGAGAGCACTACTGACCCCTGAAATTGCCCCGCGTATGGGGATCGTATTGTTCAGGCCCGGTTCAGAGCTGATGCCCCTGTTTATGCAGGGGCGTGTCCTGCTGGAGCCTGAGCCGGAACGTTATTCATCTTTTGCCAGTGGTGCCGTTCCGGCGGCATCACAACCGCTGGCGGATGATCCTGCCGTTCGGGCCGTGTTC